TTATTATAAAAGGAGTGAATATAATGGTAATAATATTGTTATGGATTTTAGTTACTTTAGCAATGGCTACAGGGTCAATGATTTTAGGGAAAATTTATGGTAAGGGATTATTAATAGGAATTTACACAGCATTAATAGTAATGGCTCAAGTATTTGCGAATAAATTAGTAGTGTTTGGAGGGTATGTTGTTCCAGCGGCAGTAATCGTTTATGGAGTGAGTTTTTTGATTACAGACGCATTATGCGAATTTTACAGTAAAAAGGATGCAAAAATAGCAATAGCAAGTGGATTTATCGGGTCAGTATTATTGGTGTTAGGAGTGCATATTGTAATAGCATGGGAATATCCTATTTTTTGGGAAGGGCAGGAAGCAATAAAAACTACATTGGGAATGACAGGCAGGATTGTATTAGGCTCTTTGGTTGCTTATATATTCAGCCAGAATTGGGATGTATTTGTATTTCATAAAATCAAAGAAGTAACCAAAGGAAAGCATTTATGGTTACGGAATAATGCCTCTACCATGTCAAGCCAATTAATAGATACAGTATTATTTATTTCTATTGCTTTTTATGGAACAATGCCGAATAATGTTTTATTTGGAATGATAGTAGGGCAATATATTGTAAAACTAATAATAGCCTTATTTGATACTCCCTTTTTGTATATGATGAAAATATATTATAAGGAAAACTAAATGCCTAAAAAAGAAAACCAAGAAGAACAAAATAAACTAAATATCCGACAATTAAAATTTATAGACGGACTATTAGAAGGCAAAACACAAAAGAAAGCCTATATAGATGCAGGGTACGAAACCAAAGACGATAATGTAGCTATGGTAAACGCTTCACAATTGCTAAGAAATCCTAAGGTAGAGGAAGAATTAGACAGAAGAATAGAAGACTTAAAATCCAGAAATAAATTAAGGTTGTATCGAATTAGTGAAGCCGCACTTCAAAGATTGGTTAGTATCTTACAAAGTGATGAAAAAATAGCAGATAGTTACGTAAAAGCTGACCTTATAAAATATGTATTAGATGGTGTTGGATTAAAGCCAGTCGAAGAACACAATCTCAACGTTAAAGGCAAATTAGAAACCAATTTATCAGAGGAAGAAAAAAATGAAGTTATTAGACTTGCCTTCGAATCACTTGCAAATATGTCTGGAAAAGATAAGAAAAAAGATTGATGATGAGCCATGGTATTTAAGCAAAATACTTTATCCGGATTATGAATTTAAAGACTTTCATGAAAAATGGTTTTATGATGCTTTAACTCCGGAAGAAGATTTATGTTTAGGACCAAGAAAATCAGCCAAGACTACTGTAAAAGGAATGTCATATATCTACAAAATGGCAAAAAATCCTAATATCCGTTTAGGCATATCCTCCGATACTGAAGGACAGGCAATACATTTTGCTTCTGAAATCAAACTTCAATGTGAAAACAATAAAATACTTACAGCATTATATCCTCAATTAATGCCAACCAGAAGATGGAGTGAAAAGGAATTCATTATAGCAGGGGCAGACAAAATACAAAAAGGCTCTACAGTTACAGCATTTGGATATTCAAGTTCAATAACAGGATATGAATTTGATGATATATTGATTGATGACATAGTAGATTTAGAAAACTCCCGGACACAATACCAAAGGGATAAATTGGAAAACTGGATTGGAATGACTTGTGTTCCAATGTTGGTTAGAGGAGGAGTAATAAAGTGGAATGGCACTCGCTATCATGCTGACGATATGTATGGAAGATTGTTAGAAAGAGGAATAAAATATAATAAGGGAACAAACAAAGCCATTCTGGATAATGGGGAATCATATTGGCCAGAAGTTTGGAGTATTGAGAAATTGCTTGATATTAAATCCAAAATAGGCTCAATGAGATTTAATGCTCAATACCAGAATGATGTAACCCTCATGAAACAAGGCTCAATCTTCAAGCGTGAATGGTTTAATTACTTTAAAAAGGACGGAGAATATTATGTCCTAACCAACGGAAAGCGAATCCCAATTAAAGACATCGCTTTCTATCAGACTTGCGACTTAGCATTATCCAAAAAAGAAACAGCAGATTATTTTGTAATTTTGACTTTCGGGGTGGACAGAGAAGGGAATATCTACATCACGAATCTATTAAGAGGACGTTTTAGTTGGGCTGAACAAAAAAGACTAACTCCGGAACACTACCGCAGAAATTCACCTTTAGGTTGGTTAGGAATCGAATCAAACCAATATCAGGCGGTGTTGGCAGATGAAATGAACACATTAATTGATATTTCAATCAGAAAATTAGACCCGATAGGTGATAAAGTAACCAGAGCAAATTCCATGAGTGCAAAATTTGAAACAGGAAAAGTATTTATCTGGAATAAGCTCCCGCAATTAGATGAATTTGAAGATGAACTAACAAAATTCCCGGAAGGCGAACACGATGATATTGTGGACTGCGTAGGATATATTCCGCAATGTATGAGGAAGAAAAGACCAAAAGTATATGTTAATGTGTAGGAGGAAAAAAAATGCTCAAATTAGACTTACTATTGGGAGATTTTGTAGAAACTAATATTGTTACATTCAATAATTGGAAAAATTGAAATATAAAGGTATTTCAAAGTCTAAGGGGGAATAAGATGTTAGCAAGGCAAATATCAGAGGAGATGAAGGATTTAATCAGAGAAGGCTATCCGGCAATAGAAGTGCAGGATAAAATCTATAAGAAATACGGAAATGTAGATAATTATGGATTTTGGTATCAATGCTGTTATAATAGTGTATGCGAAGAGATGGGAATCAACTTGAAAGCCGGAGAACGATTAAAGCCAAAAAAGGTTAGGTTGAAAACAGGGAAAATAAGAAAGGAGTAAGTTATGCCAAAAGGACAACCTAAAAGAGATGGGTCAGGCGGTGGAACAAGAGGAAACCGCGGACGTGGTGGTTGCGATACTACCAGAAATACAGGGCAGGGAAGTAACAGAAGATGAAAACTTATGTAGTATGTAATATTTATAAGTTAAGAAATATGACACACTTAAACCAAGCAGAATATGATGATAGGCAAATACACGTATACGAAGATGGGGAGATAAGAGATATAATTTTAGTTAAAGACAGAGCAGGCAAAACTACAGAATTAGATAAACTTAAAAAAGAAATAGAAAATAAAGGATATAGAAAGGAGGACTAAATGAAAAAGCAAACTACCAAAGAAACCAAACTAAACCGAATGCCTTATAGCTTTGTAGTTACCAAACAAGGCAAGGTAGTTAAGCAAGATGTTTTGAATGGGTATATTACATCAGAAAGTAAGCAATTAGAAAAAGATGTATTTGCTGATTCTCAATCATACGAAACCGATAAATTAGTACAGCCGTTATATGACCCTTTAAGTCTTGCCAATTTGGTGGAAATTAATACCTATCATATGAGAGCATGTAGAACGAAAGCAGAAGATGTTGCCGGGAATGGCTGGAGATTAAGTCCGAAAACTGAAAATGCCAACGAAAAGCAAAAAGAGATAATAGAAGAATTTATCGAAAACCAAAAAGAGCCGATTGAATCTACCCTTAAAAAACTGCAATTTGACAAAGAAGCCACCGGTTATTTTGCCATGGAAATAGCAAGGGAAAGGAATGCTTTTGACGGAGCAGTTAACCAGATAGCACACATACCTTCTCATACTATCAGAATCCACCGAAGCGGAAATAAGTATTGTCAATACCGAAACAACAAAAAAGTATGGTTTAGGGATTTCAATTACAAGGAAGACATCGACCACAAAACAGGAGATTTCCATAAAGCCAAATCATTAACTCCAGAAGGCAGAGGCAACGAAGTTAGATGGAGTGTAAATTATACACCGAGGTCATTCTTTTATGGTATTCCTGATATAGTGCCTGCAATCGGAGCAATCACAGGGGATATATCAAGGCGTGATTACAATATCAGTTTTTTCTCTAATTTTGGCATACCCGCATATTTAGTTACAGTTACCGGAGATTTTGACCCCGGAGAAGTTGACCCGAAAACAGGAAAGAACAAAGTCATGGAAGCTATTGAGCAGAAGTTTAAGGAAGTGGTAAATAATCCTCAAAGTGTCATGGTATTAACTATACCGACAAGCGAAAACTCCGCAGGTGGAAAAGTAGAAATCAAGATAGAGCCATTAAGTGTAGAAATCAAAGATGCTTCATTCAGACTTTACAGAAGTGATAATAGAGATGAAATTATAGGTGCTCATGGAATGCCACCTTACCGAATGGGGATTTACGAAACCGGACAATTAGCAGGCAACCTCGGAAGGGAATCAACGGTAATTTACTATTCAAGTATAATCCAACCACGACAAAATATATTCAACCAGATTATGAATTTGGACATATTACCGACATTGGGGGTTACTGATTGGTGGTTTGAACTGGAAAGTATTGACATTACAGAAATAGATAAAGATGTAGAAAGGATATTAAAGCTAATAGGTAGTGGAGTAATGACACCAAATGAAGCGATAGATTATTGCGGTAGTTATTTTGGACTTGAAAGGAGTCAAGATAATCCGGCTATGGATTTCCATTATATAAACGGACAGCCTATTGATTCAAATGGACTCATTCCAGAAAGTGAAATTGTTGGTGCATTAAGCAGTATCAAAGATAAGCTAATAGAAGGATTAATAGATTATGTTTCCAAAAATAATAACGGAAAGCTTGATAGAGATAGAAGGTTTACAAAGGCAATTACAGACATTGAAAAAGACCTCCGGAAAACTCCAGAAAGAGGAAATTAAGCTTTATAGAAAACTTCTAACTTTAATCAGGAAAAAGAATAAAGAGATATTTAACCGATTCAAGAAATTAGGTAGAGTGCCGTCCAATGATTTGGATATTAAATATCTTGTTGAGCCGTTAAATGAGGCAATAGAGGATTATGCTGAAATTGTAATCGAAAACACAGAAGACGCTATCCGAAGGGGAATAGCCAGAGCCATTAATTTGTTGCCGACTACCAAAGCCAAAAGAGAATTCAAAATAGACTTTGAGTTTTTAAAGGAGTTTTCACCATTAATCGCACAGCAGATAAAAGAGAAAACTTTTGTAGCTTCCGAAAAAACTATA